AACACAACAGAAACGGGTACTGGTGTTGTCTCTCTTACTGGCGTAGCAGGTACTTCAGCAGTAGGAAACGCTCAAGCCTTCCCAGAATTTGTTGTGGGTGCAACAGGTAATGCTGGAACAGGTGCAATAGGTAATTCTTCTATATCTGGAACGTGTTCTTTTTCAGTCACTGGTGTCGTTGGAACTTCTGCTTTAGGTGAAGAAGGAACATCAGCTGGTTCTACAGTCATTGAAACTGGACTTGCTGCGACTGGTGCAACTGGAACTGCAACTGTTCTTCCATCAATAACAGTCTTGCCAACGGGTGTGTCAAGCACTGGTAGTGTAGGTGACGTATTAGCTGCTGCTGGTGCTAAAGTAGTTGAAGATGCAGTAACAGGAACTGTTAACTTAGGTGACGAGGCAGTAACAGGAACTGCAAATATTTCAGTAACAGGCGTTAGTGCAACTGGTAGCGTAAATCAAAATGCTGCTCTTACTATATTTACAATCACAGTTGTAGGTGGTAATCCTTCAAACCATCCTTACTATAATGTGGGTTCTACAAACAAGTATGCTATCAATGGGTCAACTGCAACGGCAGATGTTCTTTTAACTTTGGATGAAGGAAGAACTTATAGGTTTGATCAAAGTGATAGTAGTAATAGTGGACATCCGTTAAGATTTAGCACAACTGCAAATGGTACTCATGGTGGAGGATCTGAATATACAACTGGAGTCACTACTAATGGCACACCAGGTCAAGCTGGTGCATATACAGAAATTACAGTAGCACATGGAGCACCTACATTATATTATTACTGCACCAACCATTCAGCGATGGGTTGGCAGGCAAATACTGACGAAAACTTCACTACTTTTACTATTACAGTTGTTGGTGGTAATCCAAGTAATCATCCAAATTACAATGTGGGGTCTTCTAATAAATACGCAGTAAATGGAAGCACTGCTACGGCAGACGTTGTGTTAGATTTAATAGAGGGTCAAAGGTATAGGTTTGACCAATCAGATAGCTCTAATAGTGGGCATCCTCTAAGATTTACGGCAGATGCTGCTTCACAAACAAGTGCAGCATCTTCAAGTCTTACAGAATACACGACTGGAGTCACAACAAATGGAACGCCAGGACAAGCGGGAGCTTATACAGAAATAGTTGTAGCTAGTGATGCTCCTACATTATATTACTATTGTACCAATCATTCAGCGATGGGTGCAACTTTAAATACTGTTGTTGAATCTGCTGTTGTTGTCATAGGGACTGCTAATACTGGAGTTACGGGATTAGTTGGAACGAGTGCTTTAGGAACGGCATCAGCGGCTATACCTATAGTTGTTTCTGTTACAGGTTTTGGTGTTACAGGCTCAGTAGGAACTGCCACAAGTTCTGCTATATCAAATGTCGTGATAACTGGAGTTGCAGGCACTGGAACATTGGGAACTTTAAATTTATATAGTATTATTGCCAACGAGGTTTCAGTAAGTTATACTGAGGTAGTTCCGTCACAGAACGCTAATTATGAAGCGGCATAACAAAAGGAAAGTAATATGGCTAGTACATTTGTAAATAATTTAAGACTTGAGGAAATGGCGACTGGTGAACAGTCGGGTCAATGGGGTACAAAAACAAATACGAATTTAGAACTTATAGGTGAGGCATTAGGTTTTGCTACTATCAATATATCCTCTGATGCTGATCAGACAGAAACTGTCGCAGATGCTTCATCAGATAGTGCTAGAGCTATATATATTAAGGTTACTTCTACTAGCTTATCTGCTACTAGAACATTAACTATTGCACCAAACACCATGAAAAGACTGCATATTATTGAAAACGCAACCACAGGTTCTCAATCCATAAATATATCTCAAGGTTCTGGTGATAATGTTACCATAGCTAATGGCACTACGAAAGTTGTGTATTTAGACGGAGCAGGTTCTGGTGCAGCTGTTGTAGACGCTTTTGCACATTTAGCTGCTGTAGATTTAACAGTTGATGATGATCTTATTGTTAGCGATAATGTTACATTAAAATCAGATAGTGCAGTTTTAGGCTTTGGTGCTGACACAGATACAACACTTACACACACAGATGGAACTGGACTTACTTTGAATAGCACAAACAAATTGACATTTGGTGACGCTGCGAGTTTTATACAACAATCAAGTGATGGCACATTAAGAGTTGATGGAGAAGCTATAATAGATTTAAATGCTAGTACGAGAGTTGATGTTTCAACTGATTTACAAGTTGGTGATGATTTAAGTTTAGCCTCTGATGGTGCAGTTTTAAACTTTGGTGCAGATAGTGACGTAAATCTAACTCATGTTGCAGATAGTGCGTTACTTTTAAATGATGCTATCAAAATGACTTTTAGAGATAGTGCCTTGTCAGTCAGTTCAAGCACTGATGGACAATTAGATGTAGATGCAGACACAGAGGTAGAAATAACTGCACCAACAATAGATTTAACTGCATCAACAGCTGTTACGATTAGTAATGATGTATCCGTAGCTGGTAGAGGCACGGGAACTCAAACAACAGACAATGATGGTGATTTTGATTTGAGTGTAAGTAACTTTTTTAAATGTACACCTTCTGGAAATATCACATTGACTTTTAGTAATCCAGCAGAGGGTCAATCTGGCACAGTTATGTTAGTAAATACTGGTGGTCATACCATATCCGCACATGCAAGTGTAGCTATAAATGCAGATATTCTTACTGCTTTAACAACTGCTGGAACATATATGCTTAGTTACTATTGTTCTGCATCAAGTGGTAATAATACAATATTAGTAGGTGCAACAGGAGCTTTGACATAAGATGAGTTTATTACCTGCATCTTCATCTGGAGAGGTAAGTACAGGTTTTTATAATGATGTAATTGATCAATCTGTACGTTTTGATGATGGGGATAGTCCAAGATTATCAAAAACATTTGGTTCTGGTGGGAGTAGAACAACTTTTACATATGCTGCTTGGGTTAAAAGAGGTGCAATAACTACAGACATGTTGTTTTTTCATAGTTTTGGACCGACTGGATTTGGTATTGAAGGTTTTATTGGTTTTACATCTCAAGATTTATTATCTTTTCAATTTGATTATAATAGTGGTAATCCAAGAAGATTAGTAACTAACAGAGCTTTTAGAGATGTTGGGAATTGGTATCATATTTGTGCTGTAGCCGATTCAACTAATTCTACATCTGGTGATAGATTAAGATTGTATATTAATGGTATTAGACAAACAGATTTTTATGATGCTGATTATCCATCTTCAAGTCAAAATGGTACATTAAATCAAGCATATTCTCATTATATAAGTGGAAGAACAAACAATACCTCTTTTTTTGATGGTAATTTAGCAGAAGTAAATTTTTTAGATGGTGTGGCAGTTACTGATACAGGTGGTGTTTTAGATGAATTTATTGAAATTAAGAACGGAGTTTGTATACCAAAATCAGTATCTGGATTATCTTATGGAACAACTGGTTTTAGATTTACATTTTCAGATAGAAGTTCACAAAGTGCTTTAGGCACTGACACATCTGGTAATTCTAATAATTTTTCTGTAAGTGGATTGGTAGATATAGACCAGTCACAAGATACACCTGAAGTTAATCTTGCCACATTTAATAATCAATATAGAGATGCTGACAGTACTCCAACATATAGTGCAGGCAATTTAAGAATGGATGCAACTTCTTCAAGTTGGTTTAATGCAGTTTCAACTATCTCAGTATCTAGTGGTAAATTTTATGTAGAATTTTTAACAAAATCTTCAACTGCAATGTTTGTCAATATTATGGAAGCAGACCAAATACCAACATTTTATCCTGCATATCATAGTTTTGGTTATGCTTATTATTATAATGGACAAAAATGGAATGATGGAAGTGGCTCAAGTTATGGCGATTCTTATACTAATGGAGATATAATTGGTGTTGCTTTAGATATGGACAATGGCAATGTATATTTTTATAAAAATGGTACTGTGCAAAACTCTGGCACTGCGGCATTTACTGGATTAAGTGGCGATTTTGTAATTGGAGTAAGCACATCTGGAACCTCTGGAGAATGGACAGCAAACTTTGGTTCAGATGGTAGTTTTAACAATAGAAGAGGTTTTGGTACAAATTCTGATGAAAATGGTATAGGACAATTTGTTTATGCTCCGCCGAGTGGCTATCTTGCTTTATGTTCAAGAAATCTACCAGAAATTACATTAAGTCCTAATAAAGGTCAACAAGCTGATGACAATTTTAATTCGGTTGTTTATACTGGAGATGGCAGTAGCAGTCTTGCAATAACTGGAGTTGGGTTTCAACCAGACTGGGTTTGGATTAAAGGAAATGGCTCAACAAATCATGGCTTACATGATTCATCAAGAGTAATTAGTGGCAACGAGGAGATTTGGTATACCAATTCAACCGCTGCAGGAAACACAGGTGGTGCTTATATATCTTCTTTTGATAGTGATGGATTTACAGTCAATAATAACACTTCTGGTAATGGTAGTGGAGTTACACATTCAGCCTGGAATTGGAAAGCAACTGGTGGCACATTAACAAGTAATTCTAATGGTTCTATAGCAAGTGAAACACAAGCAAACACTAGTGCAGGGTTTTCTATTGTTACTTGGACTGGTAATTTCACAAATGGTGCTTCTGTAGGTCATGGATTAGGAGTAGTTCCAGAATTAGTTATTATAAAAAATAGAGATGATACTCAAGGTTCTGTGGTAAATTTTAATTTATCATCTAAATACAGATTTAATTTTAATGCTGACGCAGCAAATTATGGAGATTTTACTTATTACAATGGCACGTATACATCAGATAATATTGTATTTAATAATGCTCATAGTGCATGGAATGGTAATACTGATAAAATGGTAGCGTATGTATTTCATTCTGTGGCAGGTTATAGTAAAATTGGCACTTACGTTGGTATAAATTCAACTAATAATACTTTTGTCTATACAGGGTTTTTGCCCAATTTCATTCTAATAAAAAACGCATCGGCGGCTGAAGATTGGACACTAAGAGATATAAACCATAGTGGATATTATGTTAAGAATAGAGGAAATCCAATACCTATTGGATATCAGCCTAATGAAGCTAATGCACTAAGTGGTGGTAGTAATTTTAACATCGATTTTGTTAGTAATGGTTTTAAAATACGAGGCACTAACGCTGATGTGGGTGCGAGTAACACCTATGTGTATTTAGCCTTTGCTTCAAGTCCATTAAATTTTAATAATGCTAGATAGGAGAAGATAATGCCTTGGAAACATAATGGTAAAGAAATAAAAATAGGAAAATCATGGATTGCAGATGATGGCACTCAACATCCTGCTGTTTGGATGAGATGGTCAGACTCTGAAAAGAAAGCAAATGGATTAACATGGGAAAATCCTCCTGCATCTCAAGAACCCTTTGATAATAGATTTTATTGGGGTAGAAAAGAAGATGGAACTTTAATTGAACGAAATCTTTCAGATGTAAATGTAGTTGATGCAGATGGAAAAGCTGTTATTGATCCAACTACAGGAAAACAACAGATACAATTAGGTTTAAAATCTATATGGATAAATACGACAAAACAAACTACTAATACCAGACTATTTGACACAGATTGGATGATTACACGCAAAATAGAAAAAGATATTGCTATCTCTGATGAAATCACAAAATATAGAGATAGTTTAAGAACTGCATGTAACACAATAGAAACGGCTATTAATAATTGTTCTAATTTAAAAGAATTTATGGCATTGTTTGATACACCTGTTGATAGTGATGGTAATGCTACAGGAAATCCACCAATGTTTGATTTTCCAAATGAGGAGTAATCGTGCCAATAACGTCCTTAAAGTTTAGACCAGGAATAAATAAAGAGACAACATCTTATTCAAACAAAGGTGGTTGGAACGATTGTGATTTAATAAGATTTCGATTTGGGTATCCAGAAAAACTAGGTGGTTGGGAAAAATACAGTTTAAGCACCTTTCTTGGTACATCACGATCCCTTCACGCTTGGGCAAACTTAGAAGGTAACAAATATCTTGGTCTAGGGACTGAGTTAAAATTTTATATAGAAGAATCTCAAGGTTACAATGATATAACACCATTAAGAAGAAAAATTGTAAATGGTGTTACTGTTTTTGATTTAGGTGGACAAACTATAATTGCTTTAGTTTCTGAAAATGCTGGAACAACTGCTTTGGGAACAGTGTCAATTAATGCACAAGCTAACGATACATTAGCTCCAGCACTTGTAACTGGAGTCTCTGGCACTGGAGAAATCGGTACAGCAACAGTTGCACTTACTAATCCTGTTCCTTCAGCTACAGGTGAAGTTGGTGACCCTACCATAGAAACAACAGTTGTGCCAACGAACATAATAGTAACTGACTTTTTGGATGAGTCATAATGGCAATAACATTTACATCTTCTACATCAAGCACTAGTGTAACTGTTAATGACACATCACACGGAGCTTTAGCTGGAGATTTTGTAACATTTAGTAATGCCAGTACAGGTGACACAAGTCTTAATACACAACTTAACAATGAGTTTAGTATTACATCAATTACAGATGAAAATAGTTACGTGATAACATTAAGTGCAAACGCAGCAGCAACTTTGTCTAGTGCGGGTAGTGCAGATGCAGAATATCAACTCAATGTAGGTATTAACACAGTTGTACCTGGTTCTGGATGGGGTGCAGGCACTTGGGGTGCAGATGGATGGGGTTCTGCTTCTTCAGATGTCGTGGGTGGTGGATCACTGCGTTTATGGTCACAAGACAATTTTGGTGAAGATTTAATATTTAATCAAAGAGATGGATTTGTTTTTTACTGGGATAAATCAAATGGTTTAACAACAAGAGCACAAAATTTAATTGAATTATCTGATGCTGCACCAACAAAATCTCGTAAAGTAATAGTTTCTGAAAGAGATCGTCACGTCATTTGTTTTGGTGCAAATCCCATAGGTCAATCAGAACAAGATAGATTGTTAATTAGGTTTAGCTCACAAGAAAACCCGTTTCTTTGGACACCAACTGCAACAAACACTGCAGGTGATTTAAGAGTTGGTTCTGGATCAGAAATTGTTACAGCAGTTAAAACAAGACGAGAAATGATTGTATTAACTGACACTTCTGTATTTTCAATGCAATTTATCGGTCCGCCATTTACATTTGGAATTAATCAACTTGCGAGTAGTATTACAGTTCGAGGGTTTAATACCGCTGTAGCAGTAGGTGATGCAGTATTTTGGATGGGATATGATCGTTTCTATATTTATGATGGTCGTGTTCAAGTCATACCTTGTTCTGTGAGAGACCATGTATTTCAAGATTTCAATGAAACACAGTCTGATAAAGTGTATGCAGGTGTTAATTCAGCTTTTGGTGAAGTGTTTTGGTTTTATCCATCAGCTACAAACGCAGTAGCCAATGGTGGCACTGGTGAAAATGATAAGTATGTTGTATACAACTATGATCAAAAGATTTGGTATGTTGGTAATCTTGCACGAAGTTCTTGGATTGACAGAGGGGTGTATCAATACCCAATGGCAACAGATTCAAACCTTGTATACAATCACGAAAAAGGGAATGACAATGATGGAACTGCATTTACATCATTTATTCAGTCTAGTCCGATAGATGTGCAAGATGGAGATCAGTTTGTATTTTTGAGACGAATGATTCCCGATATCAGTTTTGAAAATAGTGATTCAAATATAAGTAATGATAATAAACAAGCAGTGTTGTCTTTAAAAGCACAACGTAGTCCAAATGGTGGTTTTGTCAAAACGTCAACCAATACAGTGACATCAACAACTGAATTAAACCATTTAAGGTTGCGAGGTCGATCATTTGGTCTTAGAGTAGAAAGCACAACTCAAGGTGTAAATTGGAGACTTGGCACACAAAGAGTTGATATTAGAGCGGATGGAGATAGATGAGTAGACAACTTGTACCACCAAATTTTTCGCTTCCACCAGAGGAATACGATCCACAATATTTTAGCGAAATGGTTAGAAGTTTAAGTCAATTAGTAAATCAACTACAAAACCCCGGTGAACTTCGAGGCACTAAGATTACTTTGACGGACTTGCCAACAAGTGGTACAGGTCTAGAAGTAGGTGCTTTGTTTAATGATAATGGCACAATTAAGGTAAAGACATAGACGTATTATGAAAAGTAAGGTAATATAAAGCCATGAGCCTTGGAAAATTATTAAAAGATTTGATTATACCAGTTGCAATAAGTAGTGTTGCGGGTCCAACAATTGGTGGTGGTATTGGTAACTTGTTTGGGACAAAAACAGCGATAAGTCCTTTTTTATCTAGGCTTGGGACAGGATTTGTTACTTCAAAACTAATGGGTGGAAGTTCAAAAGATGCAGTCAGAAATGCTTTATTAAGTGGTATTGGCGGTATGGCATTTGATAATTTTTCTAATCAACAAACACAAGCTGAAGGAACAAATGTTCGCTCTACACCAACTGGTGAAAAGTTACCAGTAGCTATGACAAGAAGTGATCAAACTATTGATGCAGGCTCATCAACAGTTCCTACAGAAACTGCAACTAAAGGAATTGCAGAAGCGTTCAAACCAAAGACATTTAGTGCAGAGCTACTCAAATCTGCTGGAGTTGGTGGAGATAATTTACTTGCAAGATTGCTAAATACAAGAGTTGGCGAAGGTCTTACAGCTGGGTTAATAGCACAATTACTCGCTGGAGATGATGATGATGAACAACAAAGAGAGTTTGAACGAAGACCATTTGGTTTTGGTGGTCCTGGAGGTCAACTAGGTGGTATAACATATGCCGCAGATGGTGGACCCATGAGTTTTCCAAGAAGAACTGGTGGCATTGATCCCTCTGAAGGGTCTGGCACAAAAGATGATGTTCCTGCAATGTTAATGGCTGGAGAGTTTGTTTTAACTAAAGACGCTGTAAAAGGACTTGGTGACGGAAATCAAAGAAAAGGTATACAAAGAGCCTATGATATGATGAGTAATTTAGAGGCGAGGGCATAATGGCTGTACAAACTGTAGAAAACATACAAAGATTACCACCTTTTTTAGAGGGTTTACAAAAAAGATTGTTACAATCTGCTTTTGGTACTTTTGATGGTGAAGCACAGACCGCACCCGGATTATTAGATCGACCTCTTGGTTTACCAGGTATTCAAGTTGCTGGCATGGATCCTCTTACATCAAGAGCTGCAGAGTTAGGGGAACAAATGGTTGGTGCTTATCAGCCGTTTTTACAAGGTGCAGCTAATCAATCACTTGCGGCACAACAAGCTTTAACAAGTGGTTTAGGCTTTTTACAACCAGATTCAATACAAAGATTTCAAGATCCATTTCAAGATCAAGTTATTGATGTTGCGATGCGTGAACTTAACAGACAAGCAGATTTGAGAAGAGCTGGAGCAGATGCACAAGCTGTAAAAGCAGGAGCGTTTGGTGGTTCAAGAGAGGGCGTGCAAAGAGCAGAGACAGAAAGAGGATTACAACAAGTTAAAAGTGATACTTTGTCAAAACTTTTATCACAAGGCTTTGGGCAAGCATTAAAAGCCTCACAAGAGGCTGGAAGACTTTCGGGTGGTCTAGGACAAGCTTTTGGCACATTAGCTGGCACAACAAGCGACATAGGACGTTTACAGCAAGCTTTAGGTCAAGCAGACATATCTCAATTAACACAATTAGGTGCCCTAAGACAAAGGCAACAACAAGCTGGATTGGATGCTTTGAGATCAAATCTTATGCAACAAGCACAAGAGCCGTTTACAAGATTACAATTAGGTCAAAATTTATTGCAAGGAATGCCTAGTTCAAGCATTCCATCTACTTTTCAACAAGCCACACAACCAGCCGCAAATCCGTTTTTACAAGGGATTGGTGCTTATACTACATTATCACAAATAGCACCTTTTAGTGGTGGACCTACGGCACGAAGGACTTAATTATGGCAACACCACCTAGAAGAGTAGGATTAAGTGGAGTTGAAGTTGTTTCTCCAGAATTACGAAAAGCACTTGGCATAAAAAGACCAACAAACTTACTTGATCCATCACAAACTGCAAATAGACCTACTGGATTAGGAGCGGTTCTTTTTCCTGAAAGTGTTATACAATCAGGCCAAGCACGAACAATAATGGGTGGTAGTCCTTTAAGTAAAGGTATATCGCCAGCATTTGCTCAAGCAGTGGGGGGAAGTCCAACAGGTTTAGATGAAGACAAATTGTTGCGTGTATCTGGTATGTTGCCAACAGCTAAAACAGAAGTAGATACATTTGGAGACGTTGATGCGTTTAAAGAATTAAATCAAGCTAAGGTAATTAATGATAAATTTGCAGGTTTAGAAGAAGATATAGTAGGTGTTAAGGATGAAAAACTACCTATTAAAAAAAGTGATATTGTGGAAGATCCATTTGTAAACGTATCAGGCGAAGATGATGGGAGTGGAGAAGACACGACAACTGATGTAGATGGTGCCGATACTCCTGCTAAAAAAGCTACAGTCAAAGCCTTAGATCAATTTTTAAAAGAAGCAAGACCAGGTATTAAACCAAAAACATTTGATGAATATATTAATGAGTTTGGTGAAGCAACTGGATTAGATGTGTCTGGTGAAGCAGATACAAAGCAAGCACTTATGTCATTTGGCTTGGCACTTATGCAAAACAGAGCTGGTAAAGGTTTTGACATAAGTAAAATACTTACATCTGTAGGAGAGGCAGGCGAAGCTGCAATGCCAGATTTTAGAGCAGCTTTGAGTCAAGCAAAAGCAATTAGAGCAAAAGCTGGATCTTACGCTTTGAGTAAAAAGGAGTCAGATCAACAGAAGGCAATGAATAGACAGGGTTATGTTGTTATACCAAAAGAAGGTGGTATAGCAAACGCTATACTACAAAGTACGGGTAGATTTGCTAGGTTAAATAGTTATGAACTAAATAATTTAATGAACAGTGCTGATTTTAACGATAGATTTGAGATTGTAGATGCAAGTTCATACAATAGTATGACAAAAGAAATAATCAAAGCACGAGATAAAGGTAAAGACAAAGACAAAAAGATTTATTTAGAAAAACCAAGATCAGTTCCTTTATTTTCAGGTTCTAAAGTAACCTTTGATGTTTTTTATGCAAATCCAAACAATCCTACTGGAGCAAAAGATAGAATTGTAAATCCTGAAATGGCTCTTAACGCAATAGAAACTATGGAAAAAGGTTTAACAAGACGAGTTGACAAGTTTAGAGATATTGCAAAAGTTATAAATCAAACTAATGTTGCTTTACCACAACAAGCTAGGTCTTTTGCAGTGCAGTTGTCAAAGTCTTTTGGTGTTCCTTTAACTAAGGAGACAGACCCTTTGAAACAATTGAACACATTGTTAACAGAACTTAAAGCAAGAAACGCAGCAGAAATTCTTGGTGAAAGTGGTAAGACTATATCTGATAATGATAGAAGATTAGTTGATACAATAGTCGGTGGAATAGATATAATTAGAGGAGACGCAGACATTGATTTGTTAAAAAGTAAATTAAGTAGATTATTTAAACAAATTACTGCAAGTAAACAAGATGAAATAGATGAAGCTTATAGCAATTTAGAAAAATTTGGTATTAAAGTTGATCGTGAGGGTGCAGGCACGCTTGGTACAAACATGGTTAAAGGTGAAGATAACGTATATAGATTTGTAGCGAAAGAGACAACATAATGGCAATCATTAATGTTGAAACTCCTCAAGGAGTTGTTAAAGTTGAAATAGCTGGTGATACACCAACTGAAGAGGAATCAAATGCAATTAGATCCCAATTTTTTGGGCAATCACAACAAAAAAGACTAACTTTTGAAGACTTGTTAGACGAAACAAAGTCTAAAGGTCAAGCAACAGCAGAGTCACAAGTTCAACAAGCTAAATTTGACACAACTTCTGGTATTCAAAATTTTGGTTTAAGAGCGGCTTTATCTGCAGCAGAAAACAAAGCAGAAGAAGAATTAATACTTTCAAAACAAGGATTTTCGGCTGCTGATTACACTAGAGATAATAGAGGCAGACTAGCTTTGACACCAAGTGGTGCTGCAAAAGTTGGTGTTGAGACAGACAAAAATGTTCTCATAGACGAAGAGGGTTTTAGTAGAAATGATTTGTCTGATTTAGTCGGAATAATACCTGAACTTGCTGGAGGTATTGGCGGTGCAATTAAAGGTGCTGCAGTAGGAACTGGAATAGCTCCAGGCATAGGAACACTATTAGGTGGTGCAATAGGTGCATTTGTTGGTGGTGGTGGTGGATCACTTGTTGAAGAGGCAGTTGAGGGAATAGCTGGAGTATCAAAGCAAACTGCAGGAGAGATTGCACAAGATGCGGCTATAGAGGGTGGTATTGCTGCGGCTGGTGAATTGTTATTTGGCGTACCAATATTAGCTTACAGAGCATTAGCACCATCAGGCAAAAAATTTATACAAGAAGCGAGTCCTGAAGATTTAAGACTTACTGCAAAAGGCATAGAAAAAGGCTTAGAGCCTACAATTGCTCAATTAAAGGGTAGACCAATTGCGGCAAAATTTCAGCAATTAAGAGAAAGTGTGCTCGGAGGCTCTCCTCGAACAGATAGCATAGCAAAGGCTATGGACAAAGAAATAACTGACTTGAATCAGTTTATTAATCAAGCAGCAACAGAGGGAAGTGACAAATCTGCGGGTGAATTGTTTATTGAGTTTGAGAAAAGATTTGGCAAAGAATTAGCACAAAAACAAACGGCTGCTTATCAATCGATTACCAATGCTTTGAAAGAATCTGCCGATAATCTAGCTGGTGGGTTAGAGCGTAATTTACAATTAGATGACAACTTATTTAACTTTGTTCAACAGTCTGCAAAAAACTTTGAAGATACTATGTCACAACAATGGGCAACAATAAATGAAGTTATTGAAACTGCTATTGGTGATGCAAAAATATTACCAACTGCATTAGTTAAAGATGTAGCAGATGTTGCAGAGAAAAAGTTTTTAAAAGCTGGCACTGGTGATTTAGCAACAGACGAGGGTAAGTTAGGATTAAAATTAGCTAGAGAATTAAGACGCTTGGGCGATAAAGCAACATTTACAGACGCATATCAACTTAGAAGAAAACTTTGGGATCTAAAAAATGCACCAAAAACTGCAGATGAAGTTGAACAAAAAGCAATTATTGATGGTTCGGTAAACTTAACTGATGTTTGGGAAGATGCTATAAAAAAGGTAGATCGTTTGTTAGACAGTTCTAACATTGACTCTTTAACAAAAGACATAACAGATCAATTAGGTTCTGAGGCTTTTAAAAAGATACAAGTTGCTTCAAAACTACTGCCAAATGCTAGAAAACAGTTTAGAGAAGGAACTGCTTTATACAATGACATCTCAAGAACTTTAGGTTCAAAAGAACTTGTAGAGCAGATGCGAAGTGGTGCATTTGATATTGCTAGACCAGGTGCATTAACTGGATTAACTCAAAGAGTTATAGGAACTGGTGGAAAACCAACTGGTCTTAACAGATTAAAAAAAGCTTTAGATGAAAATTCTTATAATCAAATCAAAACACAAATGGGTCAAGAATGGCTACAAAGTGCTTTAACTAAAACTGGTTTTGATTCTATTAATCCAACAAATTTTAAACCAAACGAGTTTATAAAATCTTTAGATGATTTAGGTGAAACTGGTGTAGAGCTATATGGTAGAGCCGAATACAACAGAATTAAAGAGGTTGCAAAAGGTTTTGAAAATTTAAAAATAACTAACCTTGATGAGGACATGATAGCACAAGCAGTTTCTCAAGGATTAGATCAAGGTGTTGCTGGTGCTTTGCGTGGTGCTTTAGACACACTTGAAGAAACTTCAAGGTTAAGATCAAATAGTGTATTTGCAAAAATTAGGAACAATAGACTAGACCCAGAAGAAGCTTTAGATTTAGTAATGTCTCCCGGTGCAACTCGTGGTGACTTAAGAGCAGTCATGGAGTTTTTTAAAGATAGTCCAGCAGAGTTGAAGACTATTAGAGGTGCTTATGTTGAGAATATGTTGGATAATATAGGTGCCGTTTCTAATGCAGACAGCATGAAACAGTTAGCAAGAAATATTGCAAGAGCAGACAAAAGTAATAAACTAGACATAATTTTTCCAAATGTTGGAGATACAAAAGACGTTGCTGGTAATATTAGAGATTTTGGTAAAATAATTGATAGACTAGCCACAGGCATTCCAAAGGGAGATTTAGTTGCTGCTGGTATTCTAGCTAATGTGTTTAACAATGTGGGCAGAATTGCTAAAATGTTTGTGTTTGGTCAATTTTTCACTGGTAGAAGAGCCATGAAAGAAGTTGTCGAAGCTGCAAAAAAATTAGAGAATAATCCAAATCCAAGTGTTGCAGAACAAAGGTCATTCTTACAATCTGTATCTAATGCTTTTAGACCTGGACAAGCAGTTGCACAAACTGTTGAAGAAGGTGTTTCAGACACATCAGATCAAATTCAATCATTGGTTGAAAATGCTAATTTGCCAACCGCTGTTAATCAAGGTATAGGGCAAATAACTAATCCTATAACAAATGTAACTCCTCCTGAATCAAATACAGAGGTTGGAAATATTGATGTTACAGATCCTGCAGTAGCAGCTACTTTAGGTTTAAGTCCATCTGATGCCGCTATAGCTGGTAGACAAATAAGAAGAAGTAATTTAATGAGGCAAACACCATGAACATAGATGAGTTAAGATCAGAAATTGAACGAGACGAGGGTCGTGTCAATGCCGTGTATTTAGACCATTTATCGCTGCCCACGATTGGGATAGGCCACTTGGTGTTAGAAACGGACCCAGAGTATGGATTGCCAGTCGGAACTCGTATTGATGATGAAAGAGTTAACGAACTATTTGAGCAAGACATAAAAGTAACAATAAGCGAGTGTGAAAAACTATTTTCTAATTTTAATGATTTACCAGATGAAGTACAAAAAATATGTGCAAACATGATGTTTAATCTTGGCCGTCCAAGATTTTCCAAATTTAAGAAGTTTCATACAGCTTTACTTAATAACGATTGGCAAGAATGTGCAATTCAGATGGAAGACAGCCGTTGGCACAAACAGGTAACAAAAAGAGCGAATCGCCTTATTTCAAGGATGAGAGCGGTTGAGTCCACCTAGACCAAGCACCTTACTGTCAGTATTTAAATTTAATTTTTCACACTCTTTGTCAACCATTAAGCCTAGTTGTTGACGTTTATTTCTTCGCTCTTCTTTACATATAAGCTCTAATTTGTTGTAAGTATCAATATCTACAGCTACCGACTTGAATTTTGAAATGTCTGTCATTATACTACCTCCATGACCTATTCATACCCATTTATACCCAAAAAAACTAGAAGAGCCAATAAGTATTTTGCCAAAAAAACATTAGCCTTTGGTTTAACATTTGATTCTAAATGGGAAGCTGAGCGTTGGGGACAACTCAAAGCTATGGAAAAAGCTGGCGTTGTTACACAATTAGAACGTCAAATAAAATATGAATTAAGTATTAATGAAGTAAAAATATGTAACTATATTGCAGATTTTAGATATTTATTAGAAGAAGAAAATGGACTTTCAAAGCTAGTTGTTGAAGATGCGAAAGGTATGTTGACACCCGAATTTAAACTTAAACAAAAGATGATGAAAGCCATACATAATATAGATATTTACCTTTCTTACAAAAAAAAATAACAATAGCTATTGACATACAGGATATGTATGCCTATTTTATAGGTATCTAGTGTCTATTATTATTTGAGAAAGGATCAATCATGGATTTAGATTTTATACATATGCCTATGCAAGATGTATTTAAGTATCGAGAAGAACTTAAACAACAGATGCAGGTATTAAAAGATAAGCAATCTTTACTTAACGAAGAACTTTCCATAAGATTTGGGAATACAGCAAGGAACAAGTTAAATGAAGATGGCAAAGATTATGGCTCTGTTACATTAAATGAACAAGGCTATAAGGTTAAAGTAACTTTAAGACAGAAGGTAACTTGGGATCAACAAGGTCTTGCAACCACTTTGTTAAATATGGATCAAGAAGATGCAAGACATTACGCTAGGATAACTTATGCTATTGATGAGCGTAAATATAACAATGCACCTCCTGTTATTAAGGGTAAACTACAAGAACACAGAACTGTTGAGCTGACAGGAACAACTGTGGATATTACGGAGGATACTAATGGCTCTTAAAATTATTACAGCCGATGAAAGATTGGCAGAAAAAAGAGGTCATAAGATTGTAGTTTGTGGTCAAAGTGGTGTGGGTAAGACTACTCTTGCCCGTACTCTAGACCCTGACACTACATTATTTATGGACTTAGAGGCTGGTGATGCCGCTATTGAAAGATGGCCTATTGATGTCATTCGTCCTAAAACATGGGAAGAGTGCAGAGATTTTGCTTGTTTTCTTGGTGGGCCAAACCCAGCTTTACCAACTGATCAACCTTATAGTAGTGTTGATTATGAAAGAGTTTCACAGATGTATGGCGACTCTTTCACAGTTATGCAGAAATATGACTCTATATTTGTAGATAGTATTACAGTTGCTGGCAGACTTTGTTTTCAATATTGTTATGGTCATCAAGATAATAAATCAGATAGAACTGGCAAGATTGATACTAGAGCCGTGTATGGTATGCAAGGTCGTGAGATGATGGCATGGCTTACACATCTGCAACATATTAGAGATAAGAATGTCATCTTTGTTGGCATTCTTGATGAGAAGGTAGATGATTACGGCAGAACTATGTATGAACTACAGATAGAAGGTTCAAAGACTGGTCGTGAACTTCCAGGTATTGTTGATGAAGTTATAACAATGGCAGTTATGCCTAGTGAAGAGCATGGACCTTACAGAGCCTTTGTTTGTCAAACACTTAATGAATGGGGTTATCCAGCCAAAGATAGGTCTGGTCAACTTGAAATAGTTGAAGAACCACATCTTGGTAAGTTGTTGACAAAAATAAGTGGAAGATCAGCAGAAAAAACAAACTTAAATTTTGTTGATCCTAATTCAATCAAATCTAGCGAAAAGGAGACAGAAAAATGATTGATTTTAACGATGTACCCAATGACTCTAATAGAGAGTTTGATTTAATACCAGCTGGAACAGTAGCTCGTGTTATCTTAAAAATGCAGAGAGGCGATCATGTGATCCAAGATTATTCATCTCAACCGATGTTTAAAATAGGCTCATCAGGTGCTAAATTTTTAGACTGTGAGTTTACCATAGTAGGTGGACCATATGATAAGCGTAAGTTTTGGCAGAACATCATGTGTGATGGTGGCAAGATGAACCCTGAAACTGGTATGCCTTGGTGCAAAGAAATAGGTATTAAAACCTTTAGAGACATCATCAATAGCACGTTTGGTCTTGACCCTAATGATACCTCACCCGAAGCGTCAAGCAGAAGAAAGGTCAATGATCTTAGTGTTTTAGATGGTGCAGAATTTTGTGTAAAAATTGCTGTTGAGAAAGGCACTAATGGTTATGCTGACAAAAATAAAATGTTAGTTGCATTAGCTGTTAATAGCAAAGAATACATTGGTTCAACTGGTCAAGCACCAGTGCAACCACAGCAACCACAAGTTAATCCTCAAACCCAACAACCGAACCAAACACCAAATGGTAGTGTTGTGCCTAATTGGGCAAAGAAGTAGGATTCTAGATTTCTAGCGGCAGGACACCTTTCTCGTCTGCTAGAGTCGGTTTTGGGTAGCACCGATGCCGCAAAGCTACCCAACATTTTAGGAGCACAAACATTATGAAAACATATGAACAAGCAAAAAAAGAATTAGATAAAGAAGTAAACAAACACATTGAATATATTAAGCATATAAAAAAAACTAAGTCTTTTGATTTTAAATGTCCTCAATGTAAAAAAGTTAAAAAAGTTAGAGTTGTGTCTTACAACTTAGGCAGAGAAGGTCTTAAATATTGTCATGCAAATTGTAGACAGGCTGCTCAAAGACAAAGGGATAAACAAAAGTTTATTGATGAAATTAATAATTTAAAACAAAGAATCAAAGAGTTAGAAAGTGATTCTTAGACCATATCAAGAGATAGCAGTTGACGATGCTTCAACTGCTTTAGACAAACATAAGAACACAATTGTAGTTGCACCTACTGGTGCGGGCAAAACTATTATGTTGTCTGCATTGGTTGGCAAAAGATTTAAAGTTGGAAATAAAGTTTTGGTATTGCAACACAGAGATGAGCTAGTAAGACAAAACAAAACAAAGTTTTCAAGAGTTAATCCAAACATTACAACTAGTATTGTTGATGGGTCAGAGAAAGATTGGAATGGGAGCACTATCTTTAGCATGGTGCAAACATTATCGAGAGAGAACAATTTAAATAATATTAGTCATTTTGATCTTGTGGTTGTTGATGAAAGTCATCATGCAGTAGCAGATACTTATATGCGTATTATTGACAAAGTTAGACAAGCCAATGAGTCTGTTGAGATTGTAGGTTTTACTGCAACACCTAATCGTGGCGACAGAAAAGGTTTAAGAAAAGTATTTACTAACTGCTCACATCAAATTGAAATTAGCACGTTAATTAGAGAAGGCTTTTTAGTGCCACCAAAAACATATGTTGTTGATGTAGGTGTGCAGAAAGATTTAGAGAATGTTCGTAGGACTGTAACTGATTTTGATATGTCAGAAGTTGAAAAGATTATGAACAAAAGAGCTATTAATGAAAAGATTGTAGAAGAATGGGAGGACAAAGCTAATGACAGAAAGACAGTCATTTTTTGTAGCACCATTGTCCATGCACAAGATGTATGTGATGAGTTTAGACGCAAGAATGTTAGAACAGAAATTGTTACTGGAGACACACCAAGCGAACAAAGAAAACAAATTTTACATGATTTAGAGCATGGTGATGTTCAAGTTGTTGTAAACGTAGCAGTATTGACTGAGGGTTTTGATGCACCACCAATCAGTTGCATTGTATTAACTAGACCATGCTCATACAAATCAACAATGGTACAGATGATTGGTCGTGGATTAAGAACTGTCAATCAAGAAGAATACCCTGGTCTAATTAAGAAAGAC